TGCTCATCTCGAAAGCCGGAAGGGCGCCAGACAGCGTCCCCATCAAGTTGGCCTCGCCAACTAACTCCGCTTCGAAGGCGGGTAAGAGGGCGAAGAAGTTGTCGTTCGTTTCAACAGTGCCAGTAAGCGCCGCTTGCATGGCTGGCAACGTCGCCACCAATTCGCCAGCAACCGCAGCCTCGGCCACCAGCGTTGCACCCATAGCCGGGAGAGCCCCAACTAGCCCTCCGGCTGCGTTAGCCTCGGCCGAAAGCCCAGCGGCCATAGCGGGCAGCTCGGCAGCCAAAACACCCTCGGTCGCCGCTACCCCCGCCAAGGCTGCGTTGAGGGCCGGGAGGGTTACTGCTAGTTCGCCGTGATTATCCGCTTCGCCTTCCAGTGCAGCCGTCATGGCCGGCATGACGGCCGAGATATTTCCTACGGAAGAGACTATACCCTCTAGAGCCATCTCGAAAGCTGGTAGACTCGCGCCGAGCTCGCCTTCGGTAGAAGCTTCGGCCGTCAACCCAGCGGCGAAAGCGGGCAACACAGCTTCAAGATCACCCTCCGCCGAAGCTTCGGCCACTAGCCCAGCCGTGAATGCCGGCATTGTCACGTTAAGCGTCGCGGTGCTCGTGGGAACTGTTTTCGACGGCAAACGCCTACGCGGCCGAATGTACGCGTAGGTGATGTCTGCTGTGAACAGCCCCATGGTTACAGCTCCCTCACCCAGAGGGTTCCACTGAGCGTCAGGTCATCTGCGACAGCAGTCGTGAGTCGAACGTAGAGACCGATATTCGCCTGGCTGACCTTCGGTCGCATTGCTTCCGGCAGTACCAGCATCAGCCCGGCTCGGACGTTGAAGGTGTCGGTCATCAGCGTGACAGATGTTCCAGCGGTTGCCGGGGTGCTGCCAACAGTTTCCGCGCCGAAGCTAGCAGTCGGGTCCGATGGATCCAGTAGTTGTGGTGTGGCCGTCGTACCATTCGAGCTGGTCGTGTTACCCCGGACGATGCTGTACGCCAACATCTCGTCTTGGGCGTCTCCGATCTCGCTCTTGTTACCTAGACTCAGCGCTACGATCTCCACCGGTTTGTCGTCGGCTGGAACAATCTCGAAAAGGTCGTAATCGCCGGAGGCAGCCGCGATGGTCTGCTGATCGAAACTGACCGTGTAAACGCCTCTCATCATTCCTCACATCTGGAGTAGGGCGCCTAGGCGCATTTGCTTGTCGCGCTTGAGCGCGTCGGACGTTGCAATGGCTCCGCCTTCGGGTTCGATAGCGATAAGCACGACAAGTTGAAGCGTTGACGCTGCCAAGACACCGCTCGGGGCACTGAATGAACCTGAGGTTCCCGGAAGACGATAGTTGGTGTGCAGATAGTTGGAGTCCTGCACCTCGGTGAAGCTGGTGGGCGGAGTGGTTTGCAGTGCCGAGTTCTCGTTAGCCACGAAATGCACAAGCCCCGGAATGAAACCAACTGTCAGCGAAGTGGTGGGCGTTCCTGTGCCCGTACCCGTAGCGGTGTTTGTATTAGCGCCGATAGGATCACCTGTTGTTTTGGCGCCAGTCATCAAAATGCAATGACCGATGGTCCATTGACTGCCTGTCCACGAGAATACATAATTTCCGGTATCTCCACCGGAGAGGCGTTTCCAGAAAGTTTTAAGCTTCTGGCTTCCTGAAACCAATGAGTTAAGCGCTGCAAATCCTGATGCCGGAGTGACTGCCGGATTGCCGCTCTCCCATTGCTCCAAAGCCACCAGAGCAATATCAAGATTTGCCGCACCTGCCGGAACAGGAACGTTAATCGATGACACTAAATTGTCACCGACTCCCGTGGAAGAAGAAGAGCGATACCCGACAGCCATTCAGACCCCCAAAGACATCGTGACAGTGCCGCCGGTGATGCTAAGGGCGAGGTCGACAGAAACCGTAGTGGTGTTGATCTCCAGGTTTCCGCCCCCTCCAGTTGCGCTAACCGTTCCGTCGCACACCGCCGCGCCCGTACTGTCCGCCGCACGGAACCAAGCAGCCGTTCCAGCGGCTACACCAACCGTTTCTAGCGTAGGCGTAGCGTCGATGGTCTTGACGCCAGCAACAGCCGTACTGAAAGCGGGGTCTGCCAACGTGAACGTCGCGAGCAGCGTCACCGCGCCGATGGCGGTATCCGGGTTGGTGGGCTGAGCGCCCGTGTAGATCTTGATGGTGCCCGCATCAAGAAGGTCAATGGCCGCATTTGCCGCCGCGTTGCGCGCAGCTACGGCAAGCCTGAATCCCATTACTTCTCCTACTTGTAGATGCCGGTAGAAGTGGCAAGAATTCGAACGTCACAATCATCGTCCGAACTTAGCCCATACAATCCAGAGCTAGGCGTTGCAACCAGAGACTCGCCGGCCGCCAATCGAGTGCCATTGTCAGGATGAACGTTTGAGTTGAAATCCAAATACAGAACCCCCGGTCCGAGATTCTGAATCAACGAGGGGACCTGGGAAACACCAGCGAAAGAACTGGTGGTACCCTCCGTGATACCAATCTGCGGCATGTCTTATCCTTCCCGAGTGGCCCGCACGACGCGGGTGCTGCGTGGGGCAGGGATGGAGGCGTCATCTTCATCGCCGTCGCCCCCGTCGAACAATTGCGCCATTTTGATGGCGTGGTCGAACATCTGGCTGGCTTTGCGGCTAGACCCGGATTCGGAAGTGTCAACCGATTCCACATACGAGGCAGCTTTGATACCCCACACCTTGCCGGCGATGCCGTTCAAGTTGTAAGTACCGTCTGCGTTGATGTACTGGCTGGCGATCAAGTTAAGCGCCACCTCAGACCAGCCGTCCGCGTCTGTCTCCTCTTCGATCATCTTGCGTAGCAACGTGATCTGATCTGCAGTGAGCGCCACGAGAGTTCCTTTCTCGAAGAAGAGGGAGGCCAGGTTCCACGTTCCCGACCTCCCTCCAGACAGAGAGCCCTGCTACTCCCCGTCGTCTTCGGAGACCGGGGCCGAAGCCTCGTCGTCGAGCTCCAGCTTGGCCACGAGGTCATCCTTGCGATCCTCGTTGGTGTAGCTGACTTCCTCAACAGCCTCGTTATCGCCCGACGCCTCGTAATCCGAACGGCGCTTGTCGAGCTCCTCCTTGAGCTGCGGTACAGTCAACTTCTTGTAGTCGACCTTCCCGTCGCTCGCGGTCGGGGTCTCGCTCTCAGGTTCAGGCACGTCGTCGGCGCCCTTGATGCCGAGGGCCTTCTTGATCGCCTGGAAGGTGTCGTCCCGCTTGCGCGCGTTGACGCCCGTCTTTGGCACCTGCGCTCGGATGTCCCGCTTGTTCGGCATTGCCGGCGGAGCGATACCGAGGTTGCGCGCGTTGGTCCGAATGTCATTCCAACGATCCCGGCTCACCAGGTATTTGAGCTCGAACTCGTCGAGGGGCTTCGTGAGGTCAATTTTCCTTGCCATGGCTTACGGCTCCTCGTCGTACTCGACCGGGATCTCGTAGTCACCGGTGGCCTTCACCTGCATGATGACCCCGGCTCCCCGGTTGCGAATACCGCTGCCGATGCCGCGCTGGAACACCGACTCCTGCAACGGGTAGTCCGGGTCACGACCCTTGACCAGCCGCATGCCCCGGAGCTGCGGGTTGGCGTGCTCCCGCAGACCCACCGGATTGTTGACGGACTCCGCTCCGCCTGTGGCGAAGCCGACCATGTAGTCCGGCGGGATGTAGTCCTCCTGGACGATGGTCCACTCTCCGTAGGTACCGATGACCTCCATACCGTTGTTCAGCGTGGCCGGCGGCCGGTCCTGACCTTCCGGCAGCACGTAGTCCCGGGGGACCAGGAACGCCGGGGTACCACGCGACGGGATGAAGTCCCACTTCGCGGTGCCGCCATTCAGCGTGCTACGGAACGTCCGAATGACGTCCCCTTCCTGCTGATTGACCATCACGATGAGGTTGTACCCGTTGCTGCGCTTGTACCCGTGCTCCGCGAGCGCCTCGTACATGTCGTCGAGGTCGCCACTGACCACCGTCGCCGCGCCACTGACGAGATAGTGGCTGTGGCTGGCCGCGAACGTGTTGGTGCGGTAGGGCGGAGGAACTTCGCTGTCGTCACCGTTCCAGAACGTGTACACGTTGTACGGCCGTTTGTTGATCTCGGCCTCGCGGTTGACGTTGTTGAACAGCGTCCACATGATCAGCTGGAACATGAGGATGCTGTCGGCCTCGAGAGCCTGATTGGTGACCGCGTCTACCTGAGCTGCTGTAGCATCGGCCAGGAACTCCCACGTGAAACGGTTCGCGAGGTCGTACCAGTGGAAGTCAAAACCCATCCACGCGAACTCTCCGCCGGGGCGGTAACTACGCGGCAGACCGTACTCGCTTGCCCGTTCGAACCTGGCGTCGCTGTCCGCCGTGGCGATGCCCTCTACCGGGTTCGCGACTCGGTAGCTGAGGAAGTCCACTAGCGGCTGCCGCTCGGCATTGCGCAGCGCCACGGCAGCCTGATACGCGGTCCACAACTCCCGCGTGTCCACGCCGTCAATGGTCGACTGAATGACGTCGGCGGCCTCGTTGAATCCCTGATCGCCACCACCGATGCCGAGGAGTCGCAGCTCCTTCATGAACGCCCTCTGCAGGACGTTCCGCATCGGCTTGCCATCCGGGCCGATACGCGGCGCGGTGGAGTACGTGCCGACTGGCATCACGATCTTGTTGCGCACCTTGAGAAGGTTCATGATTATGCCCCCGCCACGATGCTCTGGGCGAACCGAACGATGAGCCGGTCGATCTCGACCATGTGACCCACGTAGATGTTCGACGTCGGGGTTACAGTCAGCGCCCCAGTTGCTGGAATTGCGAAGATGTTGACGCCGGCCGCGAGCGTGCCGGCAACCTCGGCATCCGTGATGTCCAGGATCTCCCCGGAGGTCATCACGTCAATGGGGTGTCGGGCCTTTCGGATCATTCCGAGGGCAATGACACCCTTGAGGCCGTTGGAGCCAGCCGGATTGCCCTTCACTGCGCGACCGCTGGCGTTGAGGGAAACTGCTCGTACTACGCCAACGTCGGCCAACAGCCAGTCCGCTTCCAGGCGGGCACGAAACCCCCCTACGTGCGGTTCAACCAAATCGAAACGTGCCACGGTGACAGTCCTTTCATCGACGAAGGCCGGGGAATCTTGACTGGAGCTCCTCCCGAGAGGGCTTACCGCTGTTCCCCTTGCCATTCTTATTGTTCTTGCTTCCGACCCCACTACCACTCGCGCCACGCTTGGAGCCGTTCGACTTCCCTTCCTCTTCACCTTCATCCGAAGGCTTACTCACGAGGTGTGGCTTATCCTTCGCCAGCTTCTTGACCACGTCACGAATGCCCTCGATATTGCCGTCCTCGTCGATGTCCAGATCCTTGAACCGGGAGGCACCCACCATCTGTGCGTCGGCGGGGTCTACCCAGTTGACCTTCTCCTGCGCGCTGGCAATGAGAAAAGCGTTGGTACGAGCAAGGGTTGTGAACTTCGACTGGTACGAGTCCCTATCCTCGGTAACCGTCTTGAGATCTCCGGTGGCCTTCTCGAGATCCGACTGGTCCTTGCGCTTAAGATCGGCGAGCTCCTTCTCGGCCTTCGACTTGTTCTTATCGCTGGCTTTGAGATGGTTGGTGCGGGCGTCGTACTTCCTTTGCAGCTCCTCGAATTCCTCAGCGGAGTAGACCTTCTTCTTCGCGGTGGCTTTCGACTTGTTCTCTTTGTCGTCGTCCTCTTCGTCCGCGTCTTCCGAGTCATCCGCGTCGGAATCACCGTCGTCCTCGCCGCCCGCGTCGTCTTCTCCGTCCGCACCAAAAATGGGCCACAGATAGGAACCGTCGGCACGCTGGCCGATAGCCTCCAGTGGAAGACCGGTATGCGGGTGAACAAGCTGCGGGTGGAAGGGTGTAACGGCATCGACGAGCTTGACCTTCATTATTCCTCCTGGTTTTCGGCGAACACTGTCACCGTGTATCCGCGAGCGCGGTCGCGTGGGCTCACTCTAGCTGGTGGAACTGTCTACGCGCTAATGCTCGGCCGGGCGATGGAATACTGCTTGGTCAGAGAGTCAATGTCTTCCTGCTCCATGAAGTCCAGAAAGGCATCTTCGCTCATCATTTCGTTTGTGAGATAACACAGACATGACGGGTGGGGCTTCGAAGGAACCTCGCTCGGAACGTAGATGCCCTTGCCTTTTCCCTTGCTATGTCCCTTGGCTATCTCGTCGCACTCATCTTTGTTCGGATGACTGCGCGAGAGATGCCAATGTAGCCCGAGAACAAACGGGCTCTTCTCCGCCATCTCTTGCTGGGTGGTGTGGAAGGCGTTGTTGAGCTCGGTTCGACCCAATCGCTTGGCCGCGTAGGAAACGCCGCCGGGAGTGTCTGGACTGATCATCGGTCGGACGGCCGAAGCAATCTCTTGCCAACTACCGCCCTGCAATATGACTCGGTTGACCGCCCGATCGACGTACCCGTTGGCCAACTGAGACGTTCGATAGACTTGTTGACTAAGACCAATGCCATTCTTTCCTCGCGAGAGGAATGTTTGCACGGTCCGCTGCGCATATGCCTTCTGACTGGCCACCAACGCATCTGTGGGCCGCTTACCAACCGCCTGGAACAACAACGCCTGCAACACCTGTTCAGCCTCCGTGGCTGCGGAGGCGAGGGCAGGGGAAGCTCGTCGAATGCTACTACCGACAGACTTCCACAAAGCGTCTTGGCTTGCTCGGAGCTCACGCCGAATGAGCGCGAGCTGTGCTCGGCGGACAATGCTACCGATTCCATTCTTCGTCTCAAGTTTGTTGATACGGCGCTGCGCATCCGCAGCCGCGTCTCGGAGAGCTTCGATGATCTCTTCAACAGCCATCCTTTCCGCGCGCAGGTACGAATTGAGAGGGTTAGGCCCCGGACCAGCGAATGGCAGTGGGTTAGTCATCGTCCCGCCTCTCAATACGAGTCTCGATGTTCATTCCCTTCCAGGCTTCGAACAATCCAAGTTGCTCCACCCAATCCGTACCATCCGAAACTGCGGTTATGACCGTCACTAGCCCAGATTCGAAATCAGAGACCTTGGCGATGAGGGCCGCTGATGTAACCTGATCGTTGTCACGCAGCTCAAGGCCGTCCCAAATGTCAGCTGCTTCTTTGTAGCGAGCCTGCCAAGATTCCAGAGCCGCGATGCGTTGATCTTTCTCGCCCTCAGTCATCCCGTAAGCCTCCATGTCATTGAGACCCTCCATGCGCGTGGCCCAGTACATCTCGCCGTTCTCGTCAATGACCTTTATGTGCGTGACGTACCCCGC